TCACGCATGACCCCACCCACCCCGTACCCCCCTGTACGCGGGTGCCCACTGGGTGTGTGTATACATAGTGTTCCGATCATACGATTACATAATTTTGAGGAGGTGCCCTAACTAAATATGGGATGTTGTTTTACAGTGAGTGATATATAGTAACCACCCCGGTAAGGCAATTAGGTTCAGGAGCATAATGAAAAATATATCTTGAGATTGTGCCCAATTAAATATTTTATTATCAATGTAATCAGGTCTAATAACAATATGTCTAATATTGTTAGGAGTCAGTGAGTTAGGGAACAACTCAGGATATTTTGATATTATTTGAAAACAGTATCTGTTAGTATGGAATGATCCTAACAATACATTGATAATAAAATATCATATTTTCACCAAAATTTCAAGTTTTTAAAAAAAGTTTGAGTATCATTCACTAGGATAATACTATTTATGGGCACTAGACCTCTATATGAGAAATCAGAAGATGTTCAACGTGAAAGATCTGTTATTGACTTTGTTTCTTCTGCTTGGAACTGTAATTACTTTAAACTCCCAAATAAATACTTTATGGACTTTGCTCTGATACATAGAGAACAGGGCACTTCTTCTTATGTGATCAAATGTTTTACTGAAGTAAAAACTAGGAATAAAGAAAATAAACTGTTTCCTGATTTTATGATTAGCAGTAACAAAATATATAAGTGCAGGAATGCTTCAAAAGATTTTTCTGTTCCTGTATATATTATAGTTCACACTCCGGATGGTGTTTTTTATTTTAACTGTTCGGACAAAGAAAGTAAGATTGCCATGTGTGGTCGATTTGACAGGAACGATCCAATGGACAAAGAATCTATGCATTTTTTTAGGTGGTCTAATATACATAAGTTAGGGGAGCGTTTGTTTTAATGACTGTTGCCAAGGTTGATCTTGCAAAGGAAATAAAAAGCAGACTGTCTGCAATAGAAAAACTTCCTTATGAAGAAAAAAAAGAAATACTTGAACTTGTCAGGAATTTAGAAACTGCAAAGATAAAGGAAGGATCAAGGGTAGATTTTCTTCAGTTTGTTCGTCATGCATGGCCTAGCTTTATTGGTGGAAGACATCATGAGATTATGGCAGAGGCATTTCAGGATGTAGCTAATGGAAAGTTAAAACGATTAATTATTAATATGCCTCCAAGGCATACCAAGAGTGAATTTGCTAGTTATCTGTTTCCTGCATGGTTTTTAGGCAGGAACCCGGAAAAGAAAGTTATTCAAACAGCACATACAGCAGAGCTTGCGGTTAACTTTGGCAGGAAGGTTAGAAATCTTTTTGGTCAGCAGGATTTTAAAGATATTTTCCCTGACATAACTTTAGCTTCAGACAGTAAAGCCGCAGGTCGTTGGTCAACCAATAAAGGTGGTGAATATTTTGCCATAGGTGTTGGTGGTGCGGTTACTGGTAAAGGTGCAGATATATTAATTATTGATGATCCGCATTCAGAGCAGGATGCCGCACTCGGTGCATATAACCCTGAAGTGTATGACAAGGTTTATGAATGGTATACATCAGGGCCAAGACAGAGACTTCAGCCCGGCGGATCTATTATTTTAGTGATGACTCGTTGGAGTACGAGGGATTTAACGGGTCAAATTATAAAATCTGCATCAAGAAGAGAGGGTGCCGATGGTTGGGAAGTTATAGAACTTCCTGCTATTTTACCATCAGGTAAGGCACTATGGCCTGAGTTTTGGGAACTTCCTGAACTTGAGTCTCTAAAAGCAGAACTCCCGGTTGCCAAATGGAATGCACAGTACCAACAAGACCCAACTTCAGAAGAAGGGGCACTTATAAAAAGAGATTGGTGGAGAGAGTGGCCTGATGATGATCCTCCCCCATGCGAAATAATTATTCAGTCTTGGGATACTGCTTTTTTAAAAACACAAAGATCAGATTACAGTGCTTGTTCTACATGGGGTGTTTTTCATAAACCAAATGAATCCGGAATAGAAACACCAAACCTTATATTGCTTGATAGTTTTAAATCAAAAATGGAATTTCCTGAATTGAAACGTGTGGCACATGAAACGTATTGGGAATGGGAACCTGATCAGTTGATTATTGAAGCCAAGGCTTCCGGTGCCCCGCTTGTATTTGAGTTAAGAGCAATGGGAATTCCTGTTCAGGAATTTACACCAAGCAGGGGTCAGGATAAGATTGCAAGGGTGAATGCTGTTAGTGATTTGTTCGCTTCCGGTGTAGTCTGGTATCCTGCTACTAGGTGGGCAGATGAGATGATTGAGGAGTGTGCCGCTTTTCCTTCAGGAGATCATGATGATCTTGTTGACTCAATGACTCAGGCACTTCTGCGATTCCGTCAAGGTGGATGGCTGAGGGTTGAGATGGATGAGTGGGAAGAGGATATAAGTTATAAAAGACCTGTGGAGTATTACTGATGAGTGTGGATAAAGCCTATTTACCTTTTGTTACAGAAGAAACGGATACAGAAGAAATAGAAATAGAGATTGTGAATCCGGATGCAGTCAGTATTGATGAAGGAGATGGCTCGACAACAATTATTTTTGATGAGCAAATGCAGGAAGAAATTGTTGGCCCTGACCATGATTCCAATTATGCAGATTTTATAGATGATGGTGATCTTCAGGCTTTGGGTTCAGAGCTTGTCAGTTCTTATGAGAATGATGTTCAGTCAAGAAAGGATTGGTCGAGGGCTTATGTTAAGGGTCTTGACCTTCTTGGTTTAAAGATTGAGGAAAGGGATCAGCCTTGGATGGGTGCCTGTGGTGTTTATCATCCTATATTAACCGAGGCTGTGGTTCGTTTTCAGGCTCAGGCAATTACTGAAATATTTCCTGCATCAGGCCCGGTAAGAACGCAGATACTTGGAGTGATAGATCCTAAGAAATCAAAACAGGCATCTAGGGTCGAGGATGAACTTAATTATCTTTTGACGGAAAAGATGACAGAGTATCGTGATGAATTTGAACAGTTATTGTTTAAACTTCCTTTAGCGGGATCTGCGTTTAAAAAAGTTTATTTTGACCCGATCAGTGAAAAACCTGTCGCTATGTTTGTCCCTGCTGAAGATTTTGTGGTGGAGTATGGTGCCTCTGATCTTGAGTCTTGCCCAAGATTTACCCATGTCATGAAAAAAACAACAAATGAAATACGCAAGTTAATGCTTTCCGGTTTTTATTCTGACATAGAGTTATCTGATCCTTCTTTTGAACTCAATGATATTACTAGAAAAGAAAATGAATTAGATGGGGAATCTGCATTTAATACAGAAGATGATGACCGATACACTCTTCTTGAAATGCACGTTGATATAAACCTTCCTGAGCCGTTTGAAGATCCTGATGAAATAGCAAGACCTTATATTATTACCATTAGTAAAACAGGAAATAAAATATTATCGATTCGTAGGAACTGGTATGAAGATGATCCAAGAAAAGAAAAACGTATGCACTTTACTCATTATCGATACCTTCCCGGTCTTGGATTTTATGGAACAGGTCTAATACATTTAATGGGTGGACTTGCCAAGTCTGCGACTTCTATTCTTAGACAGCTTGTCGATGCAGGAACTTTATCAAATTTACCTGCGGGTCTTAAAGCAAGAGGTCTTAGGGTAAAAGGGAATGACAGTCCTTTAACCCCCGGTGAATTCAGGGATGTGGATATTCCCGGTGGAGCAATAAAAGATAATATTTATATGCTTCCTTACAAAGAACCAAGTCAGGTCTTGTATTCTCTTTTGACTAATATTGTGGAGGAGGGAAGAAGAATAGGCTCGGTTGCCGATATTGATATTTCATCGACTAATGCAAATGCTCCTGTGGGAACCACACTTGCTCTTTTAGAAAGATCCATGAAAGTGATGTCCGGTGTACAGGCTAGGCTTCATGCTTCACTTAGAAAAGAACTAAAATTAATATCTAATATTGTTCATGACTTTATGCCTGAAACATATGACTATATGGAAGATGTTTCTGTATCTAGAAAGCAGGACTTTGATGGTCGGGTTGATGTGATACCTGTATCCGATCCGAATGCGGCAACCATGTCACAGAAAGTGATTCAGTATCAAGCCGCATTGCAGTTAGCACAGCAAGCACCTCAGTTATATGACCTTGGTCTTTTACATCGACAAATGCTTGAGGTTCTTGGTATCAAGGATGCAGATAAAATTATTGAGCTTCCTGATGAAGTAAAACCATATGACCCTGTCACTGAAAATATGCGTGTTTTAAAGCAGGAAGCCATCAAGGCTTTTTCTTATCAGGATCATGAAGCACATATTCAGGTACATATGGCATTTACAAACGATCCAAAAATTAGGGAAATGGTTGGTCAGTCTCCTTTTGCTTCTGCTATTCAGGGTGCTATGTCTGAACATATTGCAGAACATATTGCATTGCAGTACAGAAAAGAAATTGAATTACAACTTGGTGCCCCTTTACCCGATCCTAATGAACCGTTGCCGGAAGATCTTGAGTATCAGCTTTCTTCTACGATTGTTAAAGCCGCTGATAAATTACTTAAAAAAGATCAGGCCGAAGCCGCACAGAAAAAGAAAAATGAAGAAGACCAAAACCCTTTAAATATTATCCAAAGAAAAGAACTTGAGATAAAAGAGACTGAACTTAAACATAAGATGCGTGTGGATATGATGAAGATTCAGGCAGATAATTTATCGAAAGATAAGACAATAGCTGTAGAAAAAGAACGTATTGATTCTGAAGAAAGGAAAGAAGGGGCAAGGCTTGGAGTTAAGATAGCCGCTGATAATGCGACTTTAGAGTCAAAGGAATCTATAGAAGGATTAAAAGCAGGTATTGATATGATGAAGAATACTATTGATCGATAAAAAATACCTAGGTACTTTTATATGAATGAACTGGAATACATAACAAGTGTCCTTGAAGAAAGAATTCATGATTGTTCAGAATTTATTATTAGTGGAAATTGCAAGGATATTGAGTCTTATAGACACCTAACAGGTCAATTGATTGCCTATGAAGATATAAAAATTCAAATAAAGGATTTGCAAAAAAAATTAAATGACCTATGATTGTTTTATAAAAGGTACTACGACCTTCCATTCGTAAGCGAGAGAACAATGCATTATAAGAAGATTGATATCGATGATGAAACCATCGATAAACTCCCTCAGCCGAGAGGCTATAAAATCCTAGTTGCCTGTCCCGGTGTAGATGATAAAACCTCTGGTGGAATCATGCTCCATGAATCAACAAGAACAAAAGAATCAACTGCTAGTATTATTGGTTATGTTCTTGAAATGGGAGAGGATGCTTATATGGATGAAGATAAGTTTCCTTCCGGGGCATATTGCAAAGAAGGTGATACTATTATTTTTCGTTCTTATTCAGGAACACGTTTTAAATTTCAGGGATCTGAGTTTAGACTGATCAATGATGATACAGTTGAAGCGGTTGTTTCTGATCCCACAGGATTGGAGAGAGCATGACCGATCAGGAAGACGATGGCAAAGAAGTAGTAAATACTTCTGAAGAAATAGAAGTTGAAGTTATAGATGACACTCCTGAAAAAGATAAAGGAATTCCTAGAAGAGCAGAAGGTGTTCAGCCGGATATCCCTGATGAAGACGAGATTGGAAATTATTCTGATCGTGTGCAAAGTCGAATTAAAAAACTTTCTTACGAATTTCATGAAGAAAGAAGAGCAAAAGAAGAAGCCATCCGATTACAGGAAGAAGCGGTTAATTTTGCAAAAACTAAAAACAAAGAAATAGAGGATCTCCGGAAAAGACTCAAGCAGAGCGATGTTCAGTCGCATACTCATGTTGCCGCAAGAGTCGATGCTGAAATGGCAAAGACTAAAAAAGAGTTAAAGGATGCATATGAATCCGGTGATTCTGATGCGATTGTTGATGCTCAGGAAAAGATGGCAACCCTTGCAGGAGTTAAGGCACAAATAACAGCAAGATCCAATAGTATGAAAAATCAACAGGAAACCGAAAAGCCTGTCGAAGAGTTTAATCAAAAACCTGTTCCCAAGGTAAATATCCCTGAACCTGATCCTAAAGCAAAGGATTGGGCGTCAAAAAATTCTTGGTTTGGTAAAGACAAACCAATGACATCTTATGTTTTTGGTCTTCATGAAAAGCTAGTGTCGGAAGGATATGATCCTAAATCTGATGAATATTACAGTGAAATTGATAAAGATTTAAAAAATACTTTTCCAAACCGTTACGATTCTGGTAATGTGCAAAACAGGGGAAACGTGGTTGCCCCTGCCGGAAGAAATTCAGGCAAGAATCCACGCAAGGTGAATTTAACTCAGTCAGAGGTAAAATTGGCTAAACGGTTGGGTATCACTACTCAGCAGTTTGCCGCTCAAAAACTAAAGGAAATGAATAATGTCGGATAGGGCTAACCGGGAATCTCAGACCCGAACAAAGAATGAGCGATCCAAGCCTTGGCAACCTGCATCAAGAATTCCTCAACCGGATTCCCAAGACGGATATAAGTATCGATGGGTACGAACATCTGTTATGGGTCAGGCAGATAACACAAATGTTTCAGCAAAAATGCGTGAAGGATGGGAGCCTGTTCGTTCTCAAGATCACCCTGAGCTTAAAGTGATGTCTGACATTGGATCAAGGTTTGAAGGAAATGTTGAAGTTGGTGGACTTCTTTTATGCAAAAACTCTGAAGAGAATGTGGCCTCTAGGAATGAGTACTTTGGTGAAATGGCACAAAGACAAATGGAGTCTGTTGATAATAACTATCTCCGTGAGTCTGACCCAAGGATGCCCGTACTTAAACCGGAGCGTCAAACGAAGGTTAGTTTCGGGAAGGGTTAATTTCCCGGTTCTTTTATTTAAAGGAGTTAAACAATGGCTTCTACAGCAAGCCCTTATGGCCTGAGACCTGTTAATTTAATTGGTGGTCAGGCATTTAACGGTGGTGTTATCAGGGAGTTTCCTGTTAAAGCAAATAATTCAGCCGCTATATTTAACGGTGATTTAGTTGTTCTTTCCTCAGCAGGTCTTCCATCAGCAGTAACTTCAACTCCTGTCGCTATCACTCTTGCCGCAACTTCGGTTATTGCAACCGCAGGTATTGTTGGTGTTTGTGTTGGTGCTAGGTATGTGAATAGCGAAGGTCAGCTTACGTTCAATAACTATCTCCCTGCCGGACTTGTGACAGGTGGAGCATCTGATGTTTTTGTTCGTGTTATGGATGATCCTGATGCGTTGATGGAAATTCAGGCAAGTGCGGCTCTTGGCACTTTCAATAGTGGAAGTTCAGGTTCAGGCTTTGCAGGTGCAGTCGGTAAGAATGCACAGCTTGGATTTTCTACAGCAGGTAATACCACTACAGGTAATTCGGGGATGAACTTACTTACAGGTACAAACGGAAATGGCCTTGTGACTACACAAAGCTATGGTGTGCGTATTGTAGGTTTTAGGGAAGGTACTCAAGAAGATACTTATCCTGAGTTTGTCGTAAAATTGAATGTCGGTGTACATTCTTATCAAAATAGCACAGGCGTTTAAGGAGGCACACGATGGCTACTATTTCTCGTTCACAACTCCTTAAAGAGTTATTGCCCGGTCTGAATGCTCTTTTTGGTTTAGAATATGCTAAGTATGAAGATGAACATGAAGAAATCTATGAAACAGAAACTTCTGATCGTTCATTTGAAGAGGAAGTAAAACTTTCCGGATTTGGTGCGGCTCCTGTGAAAACAGAGGGTGCGGCTATTTCTTATGACAGGGCACAGGAAAGTTTCACAGCACGTTACAATCATGAAACTATCGCTATGGGTTTCTCTATTACAGAGGAAGCTATGGAGGATAATCTTTATGATTCTTTGTCAGCTAGATATACCAAGGCTCTTGCAAGAGCAATGGCTTATACCAAGCAGACAAAAGCGGTTGTTCCTCTAAACTTTGGATTTACAACTTATAACAGTGGTGATGGTGTTAGCTTGTTTAATACAAGTCATCCAACTGTTCAGGGTGGTGTAAATTCTAATACTTTGGCAACTGCGGCTGACTTGAATGAAACCTCTCTAGAACAAGCAGTAATTGATATTGCGGCTTTTACAGATGAAAGGGGTCTTCTGATAGCGGCTCGACCTCGTAGATTGATTGTCCCACCTGCTTCTATGTTCATAGCGACAAGGTTGCTTGACTCTGAACTGAGAACAGGAACTGCGGATAATGATATCAATGCGATACGCAACAACGGTTCTATACCTGAAGGGTACAGAGTGAACCACTATTTAACTGATAGTGACTCATTCTTCATCATTACTGATGTGCCTAATGGTATGAAACATTTTGAGCGTACTCCAATGTCAACAAGCATGGATGGTGATTTTGATACCGGAAATGTACGTTACAAAGCAAGAGAGCGTTATAGTTTTGGTGTTTCAGATCCTCTTGGGATCTATGGAACTGCCGGAACTCCATAGTTCGTACTCTGAAGAAGAAGGGGCTTTTAGCCCCTTTTTTTTTAAAAGTACCTAAGTATTTTGTTATTGAAAATAAAATGTTTCCTGTTATTATCTTATTACCTGACAGCTTTATGCTGACACTTGCCACGACAGGAGATACACATGGCTAACACAACTTTTTCAGGCCCGGTACGTTCAGAAAACGGGTTTGAAGTAATTTCAAAGAATGCAACTACAGGTGCTATTACCGTAATCAGTGGCAATAAAATGTTAACTGAAGCGTTAGGCGGTGCAGGTATTGAAGGAACAGCCGAGGTCTACGTCACTCAGGTTAACCGACTCAAGAGTGACACAACAACCAATGTTAATATTGTTAAGACCACAATTATAATTGACCTAACCGGACTGAAAGATGGTGGTTCGGCAGGTGATATTATTGGTAAAGATGGATCAGGTGTTGCTTATATAGGAAGAGTGACTACTGCTGATCAGGGAACTGTGTTTGGTGTAACCATGCAATGTTTGGAAGCACCTGCCGGTGGTAGTTCAGACATTGATCTGCACTCTGCTACGGAAGGAACTGGTGTTAACGATACTGCTATTTCTGATCTAACAGAAACTCTGATTATTAATGCAGGAACCCAAGCCGCAGGAACAAGAACAGCAGGTGGTGTGATTGCCGCTGATCAGTACTTGTATCTAACAAGTCAGGGCACAGGCGATGCAACTTATTCAGCAGGAAGGTTTATCATTGAAATCACTGGATATGATGTTGCATCTTAAAGGAGTAAATTATGTCTTCTTCAGATGTATTTGCTGTTACTTTAACTAGTACTGGAACTGCTTATGCCTCAAGGGTGAGGCTAAGGCAAATTGCAGTGCATACTGGTTCAGGTGCGGCAACATTAGTTTTAAGAGATGGCGGTGCAAGTGGTGAGACTAAACTTGACATGAAGTTTACTTCTAGTCAGTCGCATTCTGTTAATATCCCTGACAATGGGATATTGTTTCAAACAGACGTACACGCAACTATTGCTAATCATGAAAAAGCAACTTTCTTCTTTTCATAACTATGGCTACGACTAAAGATGTCAAAAGGCTTCCTTCAGGAAGAATAAGCTACCGGGGAGAAACCTTTTCGGGTTTTAACAAGCCGAAGAGAACTCCCGGCAAAGCTAAGAAGAGTGCAGTCTTGGCAAAGAAAGGAAGTGAGATCAAGATAGTGCGTTTCGGTGATCCCAATATGTCTATTAAAAAAGATCAACCTAAAAACCGAAGTAGTTTTCGTGCCCGACATAAATGTGCTTCTGCCAAAGATAAATTCTCAGCAAGATATTGGTCTTGTAAGGCGTGGTGATATAAATGGCTAATGGTTTTGATATACCTTCTACATTTCCTTCAGGTACAACTTTCACATCAAGAGATGTCCCTGAAGACAATGAATCCTCAAATAAAAGTAACTCTTTTTCTGAAATTAATTCTGATTTTCAATCTATTGGGGAAGGATTTGCTGATTTTTTTGAAGACATAAGTATTCTTCCTAATGCAATTGAAGCAATCATGGATAATGTTCATACTCAAGAAGATGTAAACGAAGCTGTTAGAAGTGGTGCTACTCCAATTTATTCATTTTATGATCATCCTTTAGAGAGAGGAAATCTTATAGGAGCAACTTTTGGAGATGGTCGGGTTGTTTCCAATTCTTTTGAAACTGCCTTTGGCCCTGAAATGCGAGATGCTTACAGGGATGCACTTAAATATGACATCTATTCGGGTCGTGGTGATCCGGGTGGCACAGACAATAATGAGTTTGATCAAATGATGGATTATGTTGCTTCTAATCCGAGTGCTGTCCAAGATATTTCAGGATCTCTTTCTTATAGGCTTCCTGATAAAACATTTTCTCCTCAGTTTGCAACCTTCAAAGGATCTGTGCAAGATGATGATACTTCATTGGAAGATATTGTAAGTCCTTTGAATATGGACACTCGTTTTGGAACGACCCGTCTTCAGCCTTTGGAAACGAATTATAACTTTGTGCCGGGAAGTACATTAGGTGTAGGTGAAGGATCTATTTCTCAAGATGACCTAGTAGGTTTTCTTGATAATATTCCAACTTATGGGACATCAAGTTTTGATAGTAGTTTTAATGATGCTATACAACAATTAATGGCAGATACTCAAATTACTTCAGACAGAGAACCCGGAACAGGAATATTTGGAGGGCCGAGTTTTGGAGTTGTTCCTGCAAATCCAATATCAACTCAGGGAGATAGCAATGTTATTTTTGGAGGTGATGAAACTTTATGATTTCAAGATCAAACATGGGAAAGGAAATAAAAAACCCTGCTCGTTCATCGAAAAAACAGTCTGCTACATCAAAAAACAAGAATGTAAAGACTGTCAAAAAGGTTATCTCAGGGCTTGAGAAAGCATCAAAAACCCATGCTTCACAAGCTAAAAAACTGAGTAGTACTTTAAAAATGAAAGAAGGAAAAAAAGTTAAGTCTAGAGTAAATGAAGCAGGAAATTATACGAAGCCAACATTGCGTAAGCGTTTATTTAATCAAGTAAAGGCAGGTTCAAGTGGTGGCAATCCGGGTCAGTGGAGCGCAAGAAAAGCACAGATACTTGCTAAGAAATATAAAGAAGCAGGTGGAGGCTATACATCTTAATGCCTCTAAAAAAAACGAAAACTAAATCTGTTGTAAAAAAGAAATCCGGTGGATCGACATTGAAGCCATCCCAAAAGTCTTTGAAAAATTGGGGTGATCAAAAATGGCAAACAAAATCAGGTGAGCCAAGTGCAAAAACAGGAGAGCGGTACTTACCTAAAAAAGCAATTGCGGCACTGAGTAAAGAAGAATATGCCGCTACTACTGCTAAGAAAAGAAAAGATACAGCTAAGGGCCAACAATTCTCTAGTCAACCAAGAAAAATAGCTAAAAAAACACGATCTTATCGTAATACACAAAAGGCATAAACATGGCAGTAGTTACACCTGATTTAGCTGAAATATTTGAAGATGCTTATGAAAGAGCAGGTCTTGAACTGCGTTCCGGTTATGACTTGAAGACAATCAGAAGAAGTTTAAATTTTATCACCCTTGAGTGGCAAAACCGTGGTTTAAACCTTTGGACTGTAACTAATGCCGAGCAGACACTTACCGCAGGAACTGCATCTTATACATTTACTGATACAAGTATGATTGATGTTATTGAGATGTCATTGCGTACAGGAACAGGAACGGATCAGGTAGATAACAATATACAGAGAATATCTGTATCTACTTATTCTCAAAAAAGTAATAAGAATCAACAGGGAAGGCCAACTCAGGCTTTTATCCAACGATTAAAGTCTAGTACTACATTTACTCTTTACCCTGTTCCTGATTCTACTGAAACATATAAAATATCTTATTTTTATCTTGCGGGAGTTGATGGTCTAAGTTCCGGAATATCAGGTGATGCTCAAATCCCTTCTCGTTTTGTTCCTTGTCTTGTTGCAGGTCTTGCGTATTATGTTGCTATGAAGAAACCTGAAGCATCTGAAAGAGTTGCACCTTTAAAGGCAGAGTATGAGTTTCAATATGCACTTGCCGCTCAAGAAGACAGAGACAGGTCATCTTCAAGGTTTGTTCCTATGATGGGTTTTGGAGTTTATTAATGCAGGTATATGCAAGAGCTAAATATGCGTTTGGGTTTTGTGACAGGACAGGCTTTCGATATCCTTTGAAGGATCTTGTATATGAAGTCAGAGATGGGGTTCGTACTGGTATGCGGGTTGGTCGTGATGTTTTCGATCCTGATCAGCCTCAAAATTTCCTTGGTCGTGTCAACATATCTGATCCCCAAAGTTTGTTCGATCCTCGTCCCGACCATTTTATAGAGGGTGCTTTTATTCAATGGCCTCTGTTGAATGAAGAAACATTAAATCCTCAGAGGTGTGTTGAGGCGGCAGTCGGTCATATTGGTGAAGTTACAGTAACAGTTTAACTGAGGAGTTTGTTATGGCAAAAATGACAAAGGAAATAATTAAAAGAGATTATAAACCTTTTGGTGGATCTTTTAAATCAGGACAAAAGTTAGTCACTTTTGAAGGAAAAACTTATATTAAAAAAGATTCTCCTGCTACTAAAAAACCCGTAGCAAAGAAGTCGGTAACAAAGAAAACCGTAACAAAGAAACCTGTGGTAAAAAAATCCACAACTTCTTCTGCTGATAAGTTTGGTGCATCAGGAAAAGGAATAAAACCAACAAAAAGAAAAGTTATTAGTAACCCAACTTCTACAGCAAAAGGAAAAGTAAAATATAGAAACCCTGATACTGCTAAAGCAGAAAAAGTGAGCAAAATTGCATCTGCAAGTAGAAAGGGTGAGACAACAGGAAAAACATATAAAGGAACAGATAGTCAGGGCAGAAAATTTACTGAGTCTACTAGAGGGGGTAGGTCAACATCGGTAAAGAATTTTCGCCCTAAAATAAAAGCTACTGAAATAGGTGCTGACTTTTCTTCTGTCCCTGATGATTACAACAATCGTAAATACTTAAAAATGATGAGATCAGGAGATCCATTTACAGGAGGCACAGGAAGAGCAAAAGCAGTTACAGAAATGGAAGAACAGGCTTTACTTGATGAATTTAACAGAGTTTTTGGTGCTAAGGGTGGTGGCATGATGAAGTCTAAGAGAATGGCTAAAGGTGGAAAAATAAAAACTAAAGGAATGGCTAAGGGTGGAAAGATGAAGACTAAAGGCTATTCAAAAGGTGGTAAAACTGCTGTTAAAAAAATGGCATCAGGCAAAAGACCAATGAGTAAAGATCCTAAGACAGGTAAGATGATCCCTACTTATGCTATGGATGGTGTTGGAAAGATGATGAAAGGCGGCATGATGAAGTCTAAGGGTTATGCCAAAGGCGGGATGATGAAGTCTAAAGGTTATGCTAAAGGCGGTGTCATGAAGAAAAAGACAGGTATGTCTGTTAACAAAAGACCTAAAGGAGCTACAGTTGCTAGAGGCAGTGGGGCCGCTAGAACTCAGTATTTTAGGAAGAACGGATAATTTGTCATTTCTTTATAGTAATATCCCGCATTTTAAGTGTTGGGTTAGAAGGGAGTTCACCTGTAATCATGAGCGATATCATGGTGAAGTCCTTCATGCTATGGCAATTGGTGTTACTGCAATACCGGGAAGGTGTTTAGGTTTTCAGATGATATTTACAGGTCTTGATGAAGGTGATCAAAATGTGCATGGCGGTGCTATGTGGGCAAGGATGCCAATCACTGCATTGATTGGTGACTCTCTTGAGTGGGATGAAGTTCCTGAAGTGATGCCTGTACATCATGCACAGCCTTGGGATTGTCCATCAAGTACTGTAAGTGTTTATCAAATGGACAGGGCTACTCCTGCCCCTTGGCTTGCTAAGATAGGCGGTAACTTTTATCCTGCAAGATATTTATTTACAGTTGACTATACTGAATCTGAAATAGCAGATGACCCTGCTCAACATAAGCAAAGTCATGTCCTTGAGATTCTTGAAGACTGTGAGTGGCAATGTAATATTGTGGCTCTTCCTAATAACCGGGTCAGGGTAACTCATCCTGCTTGGTTTGAGTGTGGAGAAGGTGCCCCTGATTTTAAGCCTTCTCATTATGTGCATTACTCAAAATCTGATTTAGATTATACTATGGATACTTCACAAATATTCGACAACCTGTATGCTAATGATGGGCAAGACTAAAAATACCTAAGTATTTTAATAGGAGTTTGATATGTCTAAAGAAGATAACAAAAAGAAAAAAAGTCTTACTAAAAAATCTATGGATTTTATCCATAATGTTGATACTGGAAGTCTTCTTGGGGGTTCAGGTCAGATACCGGGAGTATCACCAAAAGAAATAAGAGAGCATAACTCTCTTGTTAGAAAAAAAAGAAAGGCTATGGATGTTGGGAAAATTAAAGATAAAAGAAATCCTGATGTCCCGATATCAAAAAGAAAATTTCTTAGTGTTGGGCCTATTACAAGACCTGCTACAAAAAAAGAAAAAGAAAAAAGCAATCTTCAACAACCTTCAAAAGCTAGAAGAGTGATAAACAAAGAAGATTTAGATCCTAATACATTATATGTAGAAAGAAAAAATTCAGGTGGCATGGTTCTAAGTGGTGGATCAGGTATTGTCTCTAAAAAGAAAAACACTAAAATAATTTAATTATGACTTATACAGAGCTTAGACAAGCAATCATAGATTATACGCAGAATCAGGAAACCACATTCCTGAATCAAATATCTACGTTTATAAAACAGGCAGAGGAACGAATAAACAGATCTGTTTCTGTTCCTGATTTAAGGAAAAATGTCACAGGAACAATAAGTCAGAGTAATCGTTTTTTAAATACTCCCTCTGATTTTCTTGCTGTTTTTTCAATGGCTGTTGTTGATGGAAGCAATGACTATCAGTTTCTTCTGCATAAAGATGTTAGTTTTATGCGTGAAGCATATTCATCTTTAAGTACATCAGGTGTGCCCAAGTATTATGGGTTGTTTGATGATACGACATTTATTATTGCTCCTTTGCCTTCAGCAGAATACTCAGTTCAGCTTCATTATTACTATGATCCTGTTAGTATTACTGAGAGTTCACAAACTATAACTGTAGCTAGTTCTAGTGGAACCTTTACAGCAGGTGAGACAATTACAGGTTCTGTTAGTGGAAATACTGCTATTGTTAAAACATTTCCCAATGCAACTACATTGACAGTGGGTGCAATATTTTCTTCATTTACTTTGGATGAAACACTAACCGGATCTTCAAGTGGTGCAACTGCTGTTTTTAAATCAATTACCTCAGACACAACGGAAAGTTGGTTTAGTAAAAATGCAACTACTGTCTTGCTTTACGGTTCCTTAATAGAGTCTTATACTTTTATGAAGGGTGAAGCAGATATAATGAATCTTTATCAAAAAAGATATGATGAAGCATTAAAGCAGTTATTTGATCTTGGTATTGGAAAAAACAGAATGGATTCTTATCGTAATGGGGAAAGCAGGGTACAAGCTATACTATGAAATCTAAACAACACAAAAATAAACATGAAAAATTATTGAATAGCAGGATTGCAATTCTTGCTATGGGCAGGTCTTTGTCTGATTATCTTGTTGAAAGTGTTGCGGGTGAAAGTTTTGATGAAGTTTGGGGTATCAATTCTATTGGTGGAATCATAAAAGTTGATAGAACTTTTATGCTTGATCCTGCTTCAAGGTATTTGGATACTGAAAATGCAGGAACGCAGACAATTCTTGCAAGAAAGTTTCTTCTTGATAAAGAACAAAAAAATCCAATATATTCATGTGAGCTAGATAGTCGTGTCCCTTCTATACAAGAGTATCCTATAGAAGAAGTCTTATCTGAATTTAAGATAAGTTACTTAAATAATACGGTTCCTTATGCAATAGCATATGCAATTTATAAAAAAGTATCTTCTATATCTCTTTACGGAATAGATTATACATACGCTAATCTTCCTTCTATGGCTGAGTCAGGGAGAGGATGTTGTGAATTTTGGCTTTCCATTGCTGTTACAAAAGGGATTAAAATAGAGGTTTGCCCTAATTCTACTTTACTTGATAATAATGTTCCCCCTACAGAAAAACTTTATGGGTATCATAGGCTTGATGATCCTTATATTTGTGTGCCCAAGGATGACAATGAATATGTTGTTACAAAAAAATCAAAAGCTGAACTGCCTGAACCTGCTGATGTTACCTCTATAAAACCTCAGCTATTTGATAGAAATTACAGTGAAAAATCTATGCATATACATAAAAAGGAATTAAAGAATGTCGGTTAATGGTTTTACAGGTGCTGTTGGTGGTATTACGCCTCCTTTTGTACAGACAAGTCATAATGGAGGTTTGTCTGATGAGCAGATTATTGAATCAGCAATGAAGAAGATAATTAGTGTTGCCGACAATTCTCCTATGCCTTTGCGTGAACAGGCAAGAGTTTTTTCTGATAGAGTAAGGGATGTTATGTATAATTCGTTAAAACTTGCCCGTCAGGAAGAAAGAGCTACAATTTATGCAGAGTTGCGTATAAATGGGCATGAAGAAACAGTTAAAAATTTGAGGAGTTACTAATGGCTATTACTACCGCTATGGCGAATACTTTTAAAAAAGAGTTGTTGACTGCAACTCATAACTTTGCGACAAATGGGAATGCATTTAAACTTGCACTGTATACTACTGCCGCAAGCATTGGAGCCGCTACTGCTACTTTTACAACAACAGGTCAAGTTGGAAACAGTGGTTCTTATTCAAGTGGAGGAGGCACTTTAACTAAAGTTGCTCCCACAAATCAAGGAACTACAGTTGGGGTCACAGATTTTGGTGATATTAGTTTTACTACCGCAACAATAGCCGCAAGAGGGGCTATGATTTATAACGACACAAATGGTGATAAAACGGTTTGTACTCTTGACTTTGGAGGCACTAAGACATCAACCGGGGGTACGTTTCAAATTACTTTCCCTACTGTTGGTGCAAGTACTGCTATTATTAGGATTGCTTAACTCAAAACTGAGAGTGCCCAATTATGTAACTCCAAGGGTTGGTTAGGTGGCAGATGCTAATGTAGTTTTTCAAGGGTGGAATAATTCCAATCGTGGTTGGAATACTGCCGCTTGGAACAGGGATACTGCCACCCCAACCGCAATGTCTGCGGCTACTGGAACTGTTTCAGTAGCTGTAGGCCAAAACACTGTACCTCCATCCGTATCTGCTACGGGATCTATAGGTTCTGTATCTGTAACAGGTACCTCTAATATTACATCTCCATCTGTATCCGGTACAGGTGGTGTTACTACAGTTACTGCTTCTGCAAGTCAAATTGTAGTACCTCCATCTGTATCAGGTACTGGTGGAGTTAATACTGTTACTGTATTTGCGGGGGTTGGTGTTGTTCCATCTTCTGTATCTGCTACCGGATCAGTTAGTTCAAGCTCTTCTATTTCAGGATCTTCTCTTCTCACTACTCCATCTGTTGCAGGTACAGGAAGAGTAGGTGATTTAAGTAGTGCAGGAAATGCAGAAGCACTCGTCCCATCTGTATCTGCTACAGGTGGGATAACAACAGTTTCTATAGTTGGTACTTCCTCTATAACTACTCCATCTGTATCCGGTACTGGTGGTATTACTACTGTTTCTATATCGGCATCATCAACTTTAACTACTGCATCTGTCTCAGGAACAGGAGGGGTTACTACTGTTTCTGCTGTTGGTTCATCTGCTTTAACAGTATCATCTGTTTCAGGTACAGGTGCAGTGGGTTCTGTATCTGTTCAGATAGATGATGGGGTAACTTTACCTTCTGTGTCTGCAACAGGTGCTATTGGTAATGCAACGGCATCTTCTGCAACTGTAGTTATTGCTCCATCTGTTTCAGGGACGGGGTCTATAGGCTCTGTATCTGTAACAGGTTTTTCTAATACAACATTATCGGGTGTTTCTTCTACTGGTGGTGTTGGTTCTGTTTCTGTTTCAGGTTCTGCACCTGTTACATTACTAAGTGTTTCAGGAACAGGTGCAGTAGGATCTGTAACTGTAGATGCTTTTATGGCTGTAACTCTGCCATCTGTTTCTGCTTCAGGATTTATTGCTCAAAGTTCTAGTGCTATTCAAATAAAGATTGTTACTGTAGTTAGTACAGGATCAGGCAATAAGTACTTTATTGATGGGGTTCAACAAGATACTTTATCTTTAGTAGAAGGCAACACATACAGATTTGATCAAAGTGACTCTACTAATGGTACGCACCCTTTACGTTTCTCGACAACTTCTGATGGGACGCATAGTGGTGGATCTGAATATACTACGGGTGTAACCACTTCAGGAAGTGCAGGTTCTTCAGGTGCATATACGCAAATTACTGTTGCTACAGGTGCGCCTACTCTTTATTACTACTGTAGTAACCACCCTGCAATGGGAGGTCAGGCAAATACTCCTGAATCTATACCTGTAAGTGTTTCAGGAAATGCGGGTGATTTTGTTCTTCCTTCTACAGTATCTATTACTGCTGTTGGATCTGTAGTCAATAATGTCAAAGGGGGAGCTAATGTACTGTCTCCTTCTGTATCATCTACTGCATCAGCAGGTTCTTTATCAATAATAGGTGGTTCAAGTATTGTCCCGCCATCTGTATCGGGTTCAGGTTCAATTGGATCTGTTTCGATTCAAACTGGTCAGTCTATTGTCCCGTCCTCTGTTTCTTCTACAGGAAGCATAGGCTCTGTATCTATAAATACGGGAACTTTAGCTCCTGTCTCAGGGGTTTCTTCTACAGGATCTATAGGTTCTGTATCTATAACAACCGGATCTTTTCTGACTACTGCATCTGTTTCCGGAACAGGTGGTATAGGAAGTGTTGCTGTAGTTTCCGGAGATATAGTTACTCCACCTTCTGTTTCAGGAACAGGGTCGGTAAATACAGTTACTGTATCAACATTGATAATAGTTACTCCACCTTCTGTTCAGGGTTCAGGATCTGTAGGATCTTTGACTATTACGGGTACATCCCTTGTTGTTCCTCCTTCTGTTTCAGGAACGGGAGCAATAGGAACTGTTACTGCAACCGGGTTGATCGATGTAACTTCACCATCTGTATCTGCTACTGGATCTATTGGAACAGTTACTGTAAATGTAACAACTGGTATTACTTTACCTTCTGTTTCTGCGACTTCTCAGGTTGGATCTATAAAAATAGATGCTTGGTCTGTTATTGATACTGCACAAAATCCAAACTATACTACTATTGCAACTACGCAGACTCCTAACTGGACAGAGATATCAACAACGCAAAGTCCTGAATGGGTGGATGTAGCGGCTTAAACTTAGCGCAATAAATACCTAGGTATTTTGTGCTGAAATGAGGAAATGTTATGGCAAGTACTTTTGTAAATAATCTTAGGCTTGAAGAGATAGGCGATGGAGAACAGGCAGGTTCTTGGGGCACAACTACCAATGAAAATCTTGAGTTAATCGCTGAAGCATTTGGTTATGGTACTGAGGGTATTACCACCAATGCAGATACGCATACAACAACTATAGCTGATGGTGCTACTGATCCCGGTAGATCTATATTTTTAAAGTATACAGGAACGCTTGATTCTGCTTGCACTATAACAATAGCTCCCAATACAGTTAGTAAACTTTGGTTAATACAAAATTCAACTTCAGGCTCACAAAATATAATAATAAAACAGGGAAGTGGTGCCACTGTAACTATAGCTAATGGTGAAACAAAAGCTATTTATTCAGATGGTGCAGGTTCCGGTGGTGCTATGATAGATGCTTTCACTAACCTTTCATTAGCAGGTACTTTAGGCGTAGCCGGGGCATCTACTTTAACAGGTGCGGTTACGGCTTCTGCCGGTATTACATCCACAGGTGCATCGAATACATTAGGTGCAACATCTTTTAATGATGCGAATATAACTAATGTAGGTAGTATAGCGTTAGATACCATAACAGCAGATGATACTAATATTTCAATAACTTCTGATGTTATTATGTCAGGCACTACTCCTACCTTAACTATCGGGGATGCAGGGGCAGAAGATACAAAAATAGTATTTGATGGTAATGCTACTGATTTTTATATTGCATTAGATGATTCCGCAGATGATCTGCTTATAGGAACAGGCTCAACGGTAGGTTCTAATATTGCTATAGCGGTAGATAATACTAATTATGTTCCTAAGCTATATCATAATGGAAGTTTAAGAATTGAAACCACAGCCGATGGCACAGACTTTAGTGGTACAGGTTCTATTAAAGTTCCCGTAGGAACAACTGCACAAAGAAACTCAAGTCCTGCCGCAGGTGATTTTAGATATAATAGTACCACAGGTGCTTTTGAAGGATATACTGATGCTTGGGGTAGTATAGGTGGTGGAACAACAAATGATGTTTTTTATGAAAATGCACAAACATTAGCAACAAATACTACTATTTCAGCAAGTGCCATGACTACTGGGCCTATCACAGTGAATAGTGGTGTTACAATAACGATGGGTGCAAATGGAAGGTTGGTGATTCTATGAGTAGTATTAATCTTACAGAGACAGGTGGTGGTTCAAATACTGTTGCACTTAAAGCTCCTTCCTCTATTGGTGGGTCAGGCAGAGAGATTACATTCTTTGGCGGTGGAACTGTTTTAGAAAGTTTTTCAACTCCGTGTGATGGCTCTACTATTACAGTTCCTAGTGGCTCTTATACTGTTGGCAATGTGACTGCATCACAAACACTTTCAACGACTTATGCCGATGCAAATGGAAGTTCAATTTCTTATACCCCTCCCACCGGGACTAAAAATGTCATTTATGAATTTAGTTTTAATGGCGGTAGAGGAGATACATACCCTTATGCACACTTTAAATTTTATATTGACAGTGATGAAGTTACAAATTTTAGAAACACTTTAGCAAGTTACATTGGAGATTTTGGAATGAGAACTTTAAAGTGGAGTATCAACATTGGAGGGTCTGCTGTAACAGCTACGGGAAGACTAGCTTCTTGGACTTCTGCAAAAACTTTAAAAATTCAAGCAAGAGATTATTCTGCAAGCTATGAAGCTATCTTATTTAATGCGTATGAATTTGATGGTAGTTCTTCTAATCAGTTTCAACAACCGCAACTTTCGATCACGAGCATAGGGTAATTTTATGAGTATATTATTTCACCAAAAAGCAGTCCTTCAACTGTATCCGAATGCGATTACCGCTTTTAATGACCCTGTTGAAGCGTTGGATAAAGATCACAAACCCATTTCTTTAGATATGACTGTTGTGGCTAACAAAGCCGCAGAATTGAAAACAGCTTACGATAAATTAGCTTATCAACGAAAGCGCAAAACAGAATATCCGTCTATCGAAGATCAATTAGATAAAATTTATCATAGCGGGATTGATGCGTGGAAAGCTGATATTAAAGCAGTTAAAGATAAGTATCCCAAGGGGTAAAAAATGAGCGAAATCATTACAAGCACCATGAGCTTGAAAGACAGTGGCGGTGATTCTTATTATGCTAAATTGACAAGTGGTGATATCCCGGCTGACAGAAGTTTAGTATTGTTTGGTGGTGGTACAGTAATAGAAAGTTTTAGTGGCGTTTGTGATGGCTCTTCTGTAACAGTACCAAGTGGAACCTATACATTGAGCAATGTTTCAGGTACACAACTTGGTACAACTACTTTTGCAGATGTTACTGGGAGTAGTATTTCTTACACGCCACCAACAGGAACTAAACAAGTTATTTATGAGTTTAATTTCGCCAATAATGCAGAAGAAAACAATGCAATATCTTGTTTTCAGCTAGTTTTAGATGGGACGGTAGTAGCTAATTCTGTATCTACAAAAAGAACTGGTCAAGCTTATAGTGATGGATATTATTCTTTCCATTGGGTCTTTGCTATTGGTGGATCAGCCGATACGGATACTGGACGAGTAGCTTCTTGGACTTCTGCAAAAACAATAAAACTACAGTATGGAGAGCATTCAACTGATTACGAAAGTGCTTTGCACATTACAAGAAGTGGTATTAATGGGTCTTCACCAAGTTCTTTACGCAGACCAACTTTAAGCATTACATCAATAGGATAAGTTTATGGCTTTAGTTTTAAATGGAAACGGAACAGTCACGGGTTTTGTCGGTGGTGTTATGCAAGTTGTCCAAGCAGTTTTAACGGGTCAGCAAAGTAGCACCGCCGCTAATGGAACTTTTACAGATATAACAAATTTAACTTTGAATATTACTCCTACAGCATCTTCTAATAAAATATTTCTTATTGCGCTTGTGCATTTCGGAGGCGATTGGTGGTACTTAAATGGTATGGGTTTCCGGTTTATGCGTGATTCCACAGCCGTAGGGATCGGAACAACAGGGAGCAGTCCGTTTAGTGCCTACAATGCCGCATTTATGACTACTGAAGTTATTTCAGATAGGTGTGTGCGTTCAACAACTTCAAGTTTTTTGGATTCTCCTTCAACCACATCACAGATTACTTACAAAGTTCAAATGAAAAGTAGTGCAAGAACAAGTGCAGGGAGCTATCCGTTAAAAATTAACTCAGACAACGATGATGGCAGGGATAACCCTATTTCAACTTTAACCGCCTATGAAATCGGAGCATGAGGTGACATGAAAGATGTAATTGATGCGATTCTAGCAATTAATCCAAACGCCTTAGTCAATGTTAATAATGAAAATATTGACACGATTGAATGGGTAGGTGGCACAACTCCAATTTCAAAATCAGCAATACAAGCAAAGCAAGCAGAACTTAAAACAGCGTGGGATGCACAAGATTATGCAAGAAAACGTAAAGCAGAATACGACAAGTTAAATCAGTGGGAACTTTGGTATGACGATCAGAAAAACGGTACGAAAATTTGGCAAAACACTATTAATACGATTAAAGCCAAGTACCCTAAACCGTGATCCACGATGCCTTTAAAGAACTTACAGTTTAAACCGGGAATAGTCAGGGATAACACTTCTTATTCTAATGATGGTGGTTGGTTTGATTGTGATAAAATAAGATTTAGATTAGGATTTCCTGAAAAAATAGGTGGGTGGGTCAAGCAGTCTTTTAATGTTTTTCTTGGAACAGCAAGAGCTATTATTCAATATGTTTCTTTATCAGGTGCCAATGTAATAGGTCTTGGAACTAATTTAAAATATTACATTCAGACAGGTGGGGCTTATCGGGATATAACTCCTATTCGTTCTACTGTTACTCTTGCTTCTAATCCTTTTACAACTTCAAGCGGTTCTAATATTGTTACGGTTACTGATGCTAATGGTGGTTATGTCACCAATGATTTTGTAACTTTTTCAGGTGGAAGTGCTGTTAATGGTCTTGATTTGAATAAAGAGTTTCAAATTACTTATTCAGGATCGGGAAATACTTATACTATAACTGCCGACAGTAATGCTTCAGGAAGCGGAGCGGGTGGTGGTGGAAGTGTAAGTGCGGCATATCAAATAAATGTTGGTCTTGATACTTCTGTGTTTGGAACAGGTTGGGGTGTAGGTAACTGGGGAAGACAGCCGGGAACTGATGCTTCAACAGAAGGTTGGGGAACAGGTTATGCACTAAGTTCTGCAAGTGATATTATGCGTATATGGTCACATGACAATTTTGGAGAAGACCTTTTAATCAATGTAAGAAATGGAGGTATTTTTTATTTTGATAAAAGTACTGCATCTGCCACGCAAAGGGCGGTCTCTTTAAATACAGCGGCATCCACTTTCTTTTCTTTAACAAATGATGCAACTTGCCCAACAATAGCTAAACAAATACTGGTATCTGATGTAGATCGTCATGTTATAGCTTTTGGTTGTGATGGTCAGACAACTATAGGAACACAAGATCCTCTTCTAATAAGATTTTCTTCTCAGGAAGATCCTTTTACTTGGGCGGCATCATCTGAGAATACCGCAGGTGAATTAAGGCTTGGGTCAGGTTCGGAAATAATTACTGCTGTAGAAACTAAACAGGGAATACTTATATTTACTGATGCTTCTTTACATAATATGACTTATGTAGGAGATCCTTTTATATTTGGTATAGATCAAATATCAATGAATACATCAATTATGAGTCCTCTCTCATCAATAGCTGTAGATGACTCTGTAATATGGATGGGTAGCCAAGATTTTTATATTTATAATGGTCGTGTATCTACAATACCGTGCCCTGTAAAAAATTATGTTTTTAATGATTTTAATCTTGAGCAAAAAGAAAAAGCAACAGCAGGACTTAACTCAAGTTTTTCTGAAGTTTGGTGGTTTTACCCTTCTTCTTCATCTACAGAAAATGATAGATATGTTGTTTATAATTACCTTGATCAAACTTGGTATTTTGGAAATTTGTCAAGAACGGTTTGGTTGGACAGGGGTGTAAACGATTATCCTATAGCCGCATCAGGAGGGTATCTATATAACCATGAATTTGGTTTAAATGATGGAAGTGTTACTCCTGAAGTTGGTATAACTAGTCATATAGAAAGTTCTCAGTTTGACATAGAAGATGGCAATAGATTTTCTTTTGTAAGTAAATTAATACCTGATTTTACTTTCTCAGGATCAACAAGTACTACACCTAGTGTTGTTGCTACTCTTAAATCAAGAAACTTTCCCGGTGCTAGTTACTTAACTACAGATCCAAGCACTGTTACGCAAAGTGTAGCGGGTTCTTCCACTGTTATAGAGCAATTCACAAACGAGGCTTTTGTAAGACTCAGAGGAAGATCTATTGCAATAAGGGTTGAATCAAGTGCAACGGGTGTTCAATGGAGATTGGGCACACCAAGAATAGAAATCAGAGCAGATGGTAGAAGATAATGTCATCAAGAGTTGCTCCACCTCGATTTGGATCTCCTCCTAAAGAGTATGATCAAACTTATTTTGATGAAATAACAAGACAGTTTTCTCTTCTTGTCTCTCAAATAAATAATAAAGAAAGATTCTTATCAGACTTGCCTACTAATAATATTAACCTGAAGAACGGGGCACTTTACCAACATGATGGGTTTGTAAAAGTTACAGTTGCTAATGAAATATCATTATCAGGAATTACTGCAACAGGATCTATTGGAACTGTTTCGGTGACAGTGTAGTTATGATTGCAGAATTAGGTATAGCAATAACGGCTTTCAAAGCGATTAAGTCGGCAATCGAAGACGGAAAAGAATTGATGGATGCAGGAAAGGCTGTTGACAGTTTTTTTAATGCTAAATCAAATATTCAAAAAGCAGTAAACGCAACACAAAAGTCTAAGGGTGGTTATAAAGATCATGCTTTATGGGACGAGTTTTGCGCTCAAGAAGAAATAAGAAAGAAAGAAAAAGAACTATACGAGATAATGATTTACTCAGGCAGACCTAACCTTCATGTAGATTGGCTCAAATGGCAAAGTGATGCGAAAAAAAGAAGAGAGGAAGCTGAAAAGCAATTAGCTAAAGAAGCGTATAATCGGAGGAAAATGCTTAATGAAATATTCCAAACCTTTTTTATTACTCTTTGTGGGCTTTGCTTTGTTGGCGGTGTCCTTTTTTTTGTAGCAACTTATTAGGAATGATATGTGGACGGATTTCTTGAACCCTTACTTACCATTGTTGGTGGGGGACTTATTGTTATTATTTCTTTTACTATGGTGCAAGCTGAGACGAGTTACTTACGCAGGGAGCTTGACGAACTCAAAAGATTATTGGAAAAATCAGAAGAAAAAATTACTAATAACTTCATAGAAGCAAAAGAAAAAAATAGTGAGATCAATGAGAACCGTATTGTTTCTAATGAAAACACTAAAAAAATTGAAGCATTGTTTGAGAAG